AGATTTACCCGATCGCCGACTCATCTGCTATGCCGCTGGCCTTCCTGACTGACCTGCCGGCAACCAAATCGGTCTCTACTGGCTCGGCGCTGGATCTGGCGGTGGTCATGCAGGGCGGTTCCGCGCCTTACACCTACGTGTGGAAGAAAGGCGGTACCCCTATCCCGGCCAAAACGGCCTCGACGTTCAACATCCCGTCTGTGGCATCCGGCGATGCTGGCTCTTACACCTGCGAAGTCACCGACGCCGCGGGCAAGACCATTACCTCTGGCGCGTGTGTCGTCACGGTCAGCTAACCACTCTGGCCCGGTTCGCCGGGCTTTTTTACGGCCCCATCCTGCACTTTTCTAAGGAACCGAAATGACCCAATTCTCCCTGATCCCAAACCCGACCTTTCCCGCCACTGCCAGCATTCCGCGCGCCGGTGCTGAAGACGGCAAGCTGACCTTTACCTTCCGCCATAAGACGCTCGAAGAGCTGTACGCCATGGATGAGAAGCTGCGCAAAGGTGCCGAAGGCAAAAAGTCCCTTATCGAGCCACAGGCCGACTACCTGATGGCGATCGTTGACGGCTGGGCACTGCCTGACGAGTTCAACCGCGATAACGTGATCGTTCTACTGCAGAACTACCCGCGCGCGTTCGACAACATCGGCCTGGCCTATACCAAAGAGCTGATGGGTGTACGAGAAAAAAACTGAGGCAGGTCGCCGCAGCGTTGTACACGCCGGGACCGACTCTCGCGGAGTTAGCCGCTTTTGGTTTGACGCCTGAGGACGTGCAGGAAGAGGTGGGGATCCTGCCGTCGGTATGGAAATCCTTCACCATATTCTCTGCACTTGCGACTCAATGGCGTGTTGGCGCGGGCGGGGCGACCGGCCTTGATTACAACGTTCTCCCTTGGGTGTTTGAGTTACACGGGGTTGAGGATGCGGCGGCCTGCATGGCTGACCTTCAGATTATGGAAAGCGAGGCTCTCAAAGTAATGCACAAGGAGACGAAATAATGACAGACCAGATCGCCTCGATTACTTTGCGGGCCGATGTTTCTGACCTGAAAACTGCCAGCAATGAGCTGGATAAACTCGGTGAAGCCGCGGCTGGTGCCGTCGGCAAAGCTGATGACCTTAACAGCGTTTTCCGCGCTGGTGCTGAGTCTGCAAAGCAGGGCAGCGAGGGCATCAAGGAGCAACAGGCTGCGCTGAAAGGCCTGCTTGAGAATATCGATCCGGTAAACAAAGCGCTGAACCGGCTGGACGAACAGCAGGCCGCGCTGCGTAACTTCCAGACCAAAGGCTTTCTGGATACCGATGATTTTCAGCACTACAACAAAATCCTGGACGATACCCGGCTTAAGCTGACGGATACCGGCGAAGCAGCTGCGCGTGCCCAGGCAGAACTCGCGGCCACCCAGGCGGCAGAGAAGCAATCAGCCGCGCTGAAGAACCTGCTGGGGTCAATCGACCCGACGATCCGCGCGTTCAACTCGTTGGACGAGCAGCATGCGCAGCTGGTGGCACACTTCGAAGCAGGACGCATTAACGGAACCCAGTTCGAGCATTTCAACACCATCCTCAACCAGACGCGTGAACGGCTCTCTGGGGTGGCTGACGTGCTGCCTGAGGCGCTATCCCGGCAGGAGGCCGCTGCACGCCGCGCCGGTATCTCTGTGGGCCAGTACAGTGCAGCAATGCGCACATTACCGGCACAGTTCACCGATATCGCCACGCAGCTGGCTGGTGGGCAGTCTCCTTTTCTGATCCTTCTCCAGCAGGGCGGGCAGATTAAAGACCAGTTTGGCGGGGTTAAAGGGGCGCTGACAGGGGTTGGCGATTACATTTTGAGCCTTGCCGGATTGCTAAATCCGGTAACCATTGGTCTGGCTGCAGTGACGGGCGGTTTCGCATATTTGGCCTATCAGGCATATGCAAATAACAAACAGATAGAGGCTCTCAATCAGGCGCTGGCAAAAACAGGGAATATTTCGGGAAAAAGCGCCGAAGAGCTTCAGGCTTTATCCAGGCAGTTAGCCACTGCAAGGGATGTTAGTAAATCCGTAGCTGTTGATGTAGTAACAAAAGCAACGGCTTTAGGGGCAACAGCAGATCAGATTGCGCAGTTCTCCGAAACGGCGTTGTTGATGACCAAAACAACCGGTCAGAGCGTTGATGAGCTACTGAAACAGTTTGAGCGCATTGGGAAAGATCCTGTCCAGTCGTTGGTCAGCCTGAACGAACAATATCATTTTGCAACTGCAGCTTTGTACGAGCATGTGAAAGCGCTAACCGATGCCGGAGATACTGCTGGTGCAACCAAGGCTATCATCGACCAGTTAGCCAGTTCTCAGAAGAGTTTTGGTGACACCTCTGTATCATCACTCCGACTCACTGGCGGTTGGTGGGATGACCTGATCGACAAAGTAAGTAAATACAAATTATCTCTGGATGATTTGAAGGCTCCTCCATCTGTTGGGCTGAAGGATCAGGGCATAAGAACGGGTGGAAAGGAGTTGCCTGGATGGGATTACATTACCCGGGAAGCCGCCACGCCACTGGTGCCAACCGTTGAGGTCACTAAAGCTGGCTTACAGGAGCTTATAAATCTCCAGCAGGAAAACGCCGCGAAAACAAAGCAGTTCAATGATGAGCAGCTTAAATTCCGCTTGCAGATGGATGCCAGCGAAAAATCATTAGCAACCAATGCGCAAAAAAGAACTGAAGAAGCTGAGAAGTATGCTAAGGCTGTAAAAGCTGGGTATATAACTCAGGTTGAAGCGGATAAACACCTGGCGCAGTTTAATGAGCGCTATAAGGATCCGAAGGCACCAAAAGAGCCAAAAGTACCTGCGGTAAAGGTCGATGCTGGTGATCGCACTATTGAGAACTACCAGGCCCAGGCAAGAACACTGACTGATACCCTTGAAAGACTGCGCCAAACTGGTGAGGCTCAGGCAAGAAACACCGAACTTAGCAAGCAACAATCGCGTTTTGCTGAATTGGAGGAGGCTGCTAAAACTCGTGCGCTTACAACGCAAGAGAAGTCAATTTTAGCGAACCGCGAAGCCATTTCGAATGCTGCGAAAGTAGTGGACCAGAAAAATAAGGAAGTTGAGGCTCAGCAGAAGATTAATGGCCTGGCGCAGCAGGCAACAAAATTTGCCGAGCAGCAGGCTGCGAAACGCGCGGAAATAGCTGCGGCAGCCGAGGGGATTTCTACTAGAGAGGCCGAACGACTGGCTACTCTGCAGCGAATAACTGATGCTTACGCTGATAATCTTTCTGCTCAAAAGGAAGTGTTGGCCCAGCAGCGCCAAACCTACAAAGAAGAGGATGAGCTTAGGTCTAACCGGCTTGCTGGAGCCAAACAAGGATGGGCCGATTATGTTGATGAAGCGACAAATGCTTACGATGCTGTAAAAAACGTCGCTGGCTCAACCCTCAATGGTCTGTCAGATATGCTGACAAGTCTAATGACCACAGGGCAGGCCTCAATTAAGGAATTCGGCAAATCAATGCTGAAGATGATAGTTGAGGTCACTAACCGATTACTGGTGGCATATGCAGTACAGCAGGCTATGGGCTGGATCAGTGGTGGTGCTGGTGGCGGGAACACTCCTGGCGGTGCATTTGCCAATGCTGCCTCTGGAGTAACGTTCAACGCTAAAGGCGGAGTCTATGAATCGCCGGGGCTAAGCAAGTATGTGAATGGCGTCTACGATTCACCTCAGTATTTCACGTTCCAGGGAGCCTCGAAGTTTGCCAAGGGTGGTGTATTTGCCGAGGCAGGCGAAGAGGCAATCATGCCGCTTACGCGGGATTCTGCTGGAAGACTAGGTGTCAGGGCTCAGGGCGGTGGCAGATCAGGACACCAAATCAACGTTGATATTTATGTCGACAATAAAGGGAACGCGACTACAAATACAAGTGGGGGTGGAGACGCGGCTGCTCGCGCACTGGCAGAGCGTATGAAGCAATATGTCCAAGAGGGAATTATCAGGGCCATTAGGGATGATGGAGCTATTGGTGGTCGCTTTGCGAAAAAGTAACATCATCTTGCTGCGTTACATTCTGACATCCCTGGTTATCATGTGTAAAACGATTACAATCAAGGCGATGATAGTGAAAAAGTGCGTTTTAGTTTTGTTTGGTGCCTCACTCCTCAGTGGCTGTATGTCTACGCCATCCTCAACTGAGCTAAGCAATGCCTACTATGGGGATCTTCCTCAGTATTACGAAGGGCAAATTAAACAGACTATTGGTGATAGGCTCAAAGATGCCGACTCGGCTAAATATCAATTTGGAACCCCGTCAAAAGCCTATCTTCAAGGCGGGATGGCGGAGAACTTCAAGATGTATTATGGCTGGGCTATTCCAGTCCGCGTAAATGCCAAAAACAGTTACGGCGCGTATGTGGGTTATCAGGATTACATGTTTATGTATCTTAATAATAATCTGATTGATGCAACACTGAAATTCAAGACTGGATACGCTAAAACAATTTGACCACTAAGCCCCGCCCGGGACTTTAATCACAGCCCACTCAGGTGGGCTTTTTGTTACATCTCATCCGCTTCTCTGGATATAGCCATTATTACATTGATGGCTAATAGGTAGGCATTATCAACAACGCCGTAAGTCTCCGGTGAGATGACGTTTGTATGGCGAGCAAGTGCGTTCTCCATATACTGAGTCAATTCTGGATCACACGTATCACTTTCGACATCTAAGCGTGAAAGCCCAATAATGTAACTCCTGTAGCGAGAAAAAAGTGTCTGTAGTAATACTTCACCTTCAGAAAGCTTATAAAAATCCTCAATATCTAAAGGACGATTTAATTGAGATAGTCGAGTCAACTCTCTTATGAGATCCTGGCAGGTGTCGCGAAGCCATTCTGCATTTGTTGTCATCTTCACTCCCGGTTTGATTGTGTCGAGATGCGCGCCTGTAAGAGATGCAACTCTATTTCAGTAGCGCGGTTAAACCTGCAGCTGTTATCGTTTGGATAACTGCTTTAAGTGCTTCTGTCGAAAGCTCACTAACCGTCGATTTTGCTTTTTCCTTGTCCGCATCGCTCAGATGCGAAATTGCAATAAGGTCTTCAAGAACGACGACAGCTTCTCGGTGAAATTTAATGGTTGTCACATTTAAAATGGCTGAAAGTCCGCCATCATGCTGGATAAAATCGATCCCTTCAGCAGTGATCTTCATGGCCCCTGAATTAATAGAATATCCATTAATTTGTTGACGTAAACCGCTGTGTATAAGGCCGTGCTCTTCCAGATAAAGGAGGTTGGCTACAAAGTGGTCCTCATCTTCAAAAGAATTCTGGATCTCTAGATATGATTTTAGATCTAATGGTTTTGGAAATGAGTTGCTTAAACGCTCTAATAATTTCTTTTGAAGACTGCGATTGAATTTGGTCATGTTTAAACCTCATGCAGAATATTCAATGAGATATCCATTCTAAATCATTCTAAACTTTTTACTCAGCTCCGGCTGGGCTTTTTTATGGAGCAAACATGGCAGTTGAAATCTACAGCTGGCGTTCGCAGCTCGGCGCTGGCCCTGTTGAATATAGCCAGACAGTGCGTGCGGCGCAGTTTGGCGATGGCTATGAGCAGGTAGCCGAGAACGGCATCAACTCCACGGCCATTCAGGTGCCGATGAAACATACCGGCACTGAGGCGGAGGTAAACGCGATCCGCGACTTTCTGCTGGCTCATACCGTGAAGGCCTTCATCATTACGCCGCCGGGCGAAGACAAGGGGATGTATCGCGTTGTCGCCGACTCTGTTCGCAAAAATCAGATCAACAGCAAATTCGCTGAGCTGACGTTCACCATTAAGCGCGCCTATGGCGTATTTGCCTGAGGTAGAACATGACAGCACTGATTGATACAGCAGCGAAGCTGGCACCTGGTGGCAGGGTCCGCCTGGTCGAAGTGGATGCCTCAGAGTTCAGCGGCGGGATCCACCGCTTTCACTACAGCCCGTTTCCCCACACGCCTGCCGAGATTGACGCGGCGAACGGCGACGAGGCCAGGCTGGGGCCGAAGCCCATCATCTGGGATGGTAACGCCTACGAGTTCTGGCCTTTCCAGGTCACCGACCTGGCGCTTTCAACGGATCAGGCCGCCGAGCCAAAGCTCAGCGTGTCTAACCTCGACGGCCATATCACTGCGCTGTGTCTCCAGTTTAAAGACATGGTGAATGCGAAGGTAAGCATCATCGACACCTACGCAGTTTACCTCGATGCGGTGAACTTCCCGGGCAGTGTAAATCCGTCAGCAGACCCGACGATGTTCTCCCTGCAGACCTTCTGGCTGGACACCAAAACCTCTGAAGATGACGAGATGGTGTCCTGGTCGCTCAGCAGCCCGGCTGACCTGCAGAACCTGGTCATACCCACCCGGCAGATTACCTCGCTCTGCGAATGGGCACTGCGCGGGCAATATCGCATCGGTGACGGCTGCACCTACAACGGCACGGCATATTTCGATGCGAAGGGTAATGCGGTAGCTGACCCCGCGTTTGATGTATGCGGGGGCTGCCTCAGTGACTGCCGCAAGCGCTTCGGCGCCGGACTGGCAGAACCGAACACTGCCGTTCTTGATTTCGGCGGCTACCCGGCGACAGTTCTCTTCACCCGATAACCGGACATACCAATGAACAAAACCATTATGACGGCGATCCGGGCGCATGCGCTGGAGGAATCCCCGCGCGAGTGCTGCGGCTTCGTCATTCAGTCAGGACGGCGCCAGCGCTATATCCCTGTGCCGAACAGCCACGAAAATCCAACCGAGCATTTCCGTATTGACGGCGAGCACTGGGCGAACGCCGAAGATGCCGGGACCATTGTCCGTGTCATTCACTCCCACCCGGGCGATGGGGCACGGCCTATCCCGTCTGACCTCGATCGCCAGCAGTGCAATAACTCCGGTGTGGTCTGGGGAATTTACGCGCCGGACTGCGATGAATACGCAGAGATCACCCCTGATGCGATCCCGCTGATTGGCCGCCCGTTCCTCCTTGGCTCGCACGACTGCTG